TAACAGCCGTTGCCGACGGTGAAGATGTTGCAGGTGTAGCCATTGACCGTCAAGGTAGCGAAGGTTTGGAAATCATTTTTCAAGTCGGCGAATATACTGATGGTAGCGTGACACCGTTAATCGAAGACTCCGATGATAATGTGACTTACACAGCCGTTGCCGATGCTAATTTAACCAATACCGAAGCAAGTGCGGCGTTAAGCGCGGCAGGAGTTTCTAACATTGGTTATGTTGGTTTTAAACGCTATGTACGCGCAACAGCCGTAACTGCTGCTGGCTCTACATTGTCGGTTGGCGCATCGTTTGTTAAATTTGGTTTACGTTTGCAAGGCACTGTTAATCCTAGCTAACTAACCAATGAAAAGGGCTAATCATGTCTATTTTAATCAGTGAATCGGGAAGTGAACCGATAACAACAGCCGAAGTTAAAACCTGGGCTAAAGTTGAAAACAGTGATGAAGATAGCTTGATTAGCTCTTTAATTACTTCATGCAGACGCGAGGTTGAGTCATACACTAAAAACGTATTACGGCCTCAAGTTTGGCAGACCGTTTATCAATTTGAATACCCAAAAACAATCTTTTATTCACCACGCTTACAAGCAACAAGCGTAACTGTAACTGTTGATGATGAAGCCTATACAGACTTTACATTCAACGAGATTACAGGGCGTTTAAAGATTAATAACGAATACAGCTCAAGCAATGAAATAGCAATTACTTGGAATTGTGAGGCAATGCTTTATTCGTTAGCACCGTTAAAACAAGCCCTTTTAGATTTAGTGACCTATCGTTTTTACAATCGCGGCACTTATGATTTACCGCAAAACGTGCGTACTGTTTTAGACCAATACCGAGTGTTTAACGTATGAATATTGGCGAATTAAAGCACCGTATCACATTCGAGAAAAATCAAAAAATATCAGATGGGCAAGGTGGTTTTACGTCAAATTGGGTCGAATTAGATAAGTTGTGGGCTAAGGCTGTTGAGCAATCACCACGTGAGCGGTTTTACCGAGGCGAAGAACAGCATACACAAGGTTTTATTTTTACCATTCGCCAAAATCAAGCGATTGTTATTCCTGCAACAAGAAACTGTGCGGATTTAAGAATTGTGCATCGAGGCCAATACTTCCGCATAACAGGTATAAGCCAAGATAAATACGATTTAGATTTTTATAACATCAGCGCGGAATTATGGGGAGGCGTAGCACAATGAAAACAAAAGGCGCGCTCTTTTATTTACAAGCTGAGATAAGCGGTACTTATACAACGTTAGCAGCAATACAAACTAACACAATGACGATTAATAGCGAGACTGTTGACGTAACTGATAAGACTATGTTGTTTCACGAATTGCTAGAGAATGCAGGTATAGGTAGCGTAAGCACAAAAGCTCAAGGTATTGTTAGCAGCGCATCAAGTTATCAATTTATTAAAGATTCGGTTATTAATGGCGATGTTATCAACTGCAAATTATTGTCAAATACTGCTGAAGTTTATACTGGTGGTTTTTTAATTACGTCGTTTGAATCGTCAGGCGAGTATAACAAAGCCGAGCTTGTAGCTATTACATTAGAGTCGTCAGGCGCATTTATTGATAACGATTTTAGATTATTAGAAAGTGGCGGCTTTAGATTGTTAGAGGATGGCAGTCGAAGAATGATGGAGGCTGCATAATGAGTGTAAGTATTGGCCAACAGTTAAGCGATGTTTTGCGACGTAAAGTTGAGGGCGCGTTAGTCATTAGCGGTGAGATGGTAGCAACTCAGGTTAGAAAAAATATTAATAAATCGCCTCGCGGTGGACGTACTTATGTAAAAACTAATCCAAATAGAGTACATAAAGCATCAGCACCATTTGAAAGCCCTGCAACCGACTTAGGATTTTTAGTGCGTTCAATTCAGGTGCAACCTGATTTTGACAATTTAAGAATCCGTGTTGTTAGCTTACATAGCATTGCGCCTTATGCCCGACGCTTAGAATATGGCGACTTATCGCGTAACTTGCAACCACGTCCTTTTATGTTTAAGTCGTTGCAACAGCAAAAAGCAAAGGCAGAACAAGTGGTCAGAAATGCGTTGAATCAAGCCATTGCACAAATGCAAGGGGCTACACCATGAGCCTATTTAACGATTATTTCAAAGCGGTTTACGTTGCGTTAAACAATACAACAGGATTAACAGGCATTATTGCAGAGGTCTTATCTGATGCCGAACCATTCCCGAAAATATGGCTAGAAGATGGTGGCGCGGAAGATTGGTCGAATAAAGACGATGACGGTTTAGAGGCGTTTGTAAATTTGCACGTTGGCAGCCAAAAAGAGGGAACAAAAGAGATTAGAGGCTTGATGGACAAATGTCATAGTGCATTACATAACGTGGATTTAGTTTTGGCCAATGGTCAATCGGTGTTGTGCCAGTTTTTACGGCATGATGTTGTGATAGATAGTGACGGCATTACACGTCACGGAATTATGCGTTTTAAATTATTAGTGAGTGAGGTGTAATATGGCTAAGTACAAAGGTCGTGATTTAAGAATCAAAGTGCGCGTAAGCACTGGCCCCGATGTTTTTACTGTTGTAGGTGGTGCGCGTAGTGATGGTATTACTATCAATAACGAGACTGTAGATGTTACCGACAAAGATGGCGGTGGAATGCGCGAATTGTTACAGGGTGCAGGCATCACTAGCATGAGCTTAAAATTGTCGGGTGTCGTTAGTGATAATACTGTTTTTACAGACCATATTATGGCCGCTGTTATGGCCAATACTCACGTTGTATTAAAAATCGAATCAGGTTTAGGCGATGTGTGGACAGGTTCTTTTGCTGTGCCAAGTTGTGAGCGTTCAGGCGAATACAACAAAGAGGAAACTTTTAGCGCATCGTTTGAAAGTGCTGGTACAATCACTTATACAGCAGCATAACAGGTGATTTATGAGTAACAGAGGCATTATTAACATTACATTAGGCGGCATTGAGTTTGACTTAGTGCCGAGCCTAGAAAACTTAGATAATTTAGAGACAGCCACAAATAAGCCTATTTACATGGTGGCATCTAACCCTAAATTATCTGACAGTATCAAAGTTATCTTATCTTGTGCCAAGCCGAAGTTTGGCAATTATCCTACTTGGTTTAATGCTCAAGGTGTGTATGAGCAGATATGCAAAGATAAGTTAATTATGGATGTTTCACTTCAGGTCGTTAAGTTTTGCACTAATATTTTAACCGCTGGTAGTGATACCGACATTAAGAATGTGGGTGCAGACGAAAACGAGGGAAAGTAAAAAAGGGCAGCATTTGGCATCAATTATGGGCAAGTGCTGTCACATTTCTAAACATTCAGCCGCGTGATGCTTGGTCGTTGACAGTTGGCGATTTTTGGATGCTGTGGGATGCGTATTTGGATAAAGTACAAATTCAAACAGGCAACAATTACACAAGACCAATGACGATGACAGAGTTTAACGAGCTAAACGATTATTTGGATAAATTACATGGCGACAACTGATGATCTAGTTATAAGCATACGCGCAGATTTAGACACGCTTAATCGTCAGTTGCAGCAAGTTGATAGCAGACTAAATAATACAGAACAACAAGCAGAGCAGACAGGGGAGGCAATCGAGGATAGTTTCGAGGGGGCAGGTGATGCCGTTAAGAATTTGGCCGCAGCAGTTGGCGCGGCTGTCGTTGCTATGGGTGCTATGTCGATAGAGACGGCAAACAATGTTCGTGAATTTAACGCTCTCGCTACAAGTTTAGGTTTATCTTATACGCAATTAGAACGTCTGCAATCTATCAGCTCTAAAGTTAATCTCGAAACAGACACAATGATAGACTTGGCTAAAACGCTTAGCGAGCAAATAGGCGAAGCGGCCAACGGTAATAAAGATTTTGAAGAATCATTTAGTCGTCTAGGTTTTTCTGTTGACGACTTAATGAAAATGAGTGTTGATGAGCAATTTTTGAAAGTTGCAGGGGCATTAGGAGAGGTATCTAACCAAGCCGACAAAGCGCAAATTGGCGCGACATTATTTGGTGATAATTGGATACCTGCTTTACAGGTTGCTATTCCAAAAATACAACAACTATCAGAAGAATATGAAAAATTTGGTATAAAATTAAGCGATACAGATGTAAGCCGATTAATTGAATTAGATATTGCTTTTGACGGCTTAGTCGATAACATAACGCAAATATCTAAAAAAATATCATCGGATTTAGCACCTGCCTTAACTGTTGCTATTGATAAATTTAACGAGTTTTTAGGCGCGTCAAAAACAACAGACTATGAAGCAAAAATATCTTTATTAACTGACATTACCATTCAGTTTAGCGGTGTTGTTGTAAATGTTGCTAGTGTGATTCGTGGTGCATTTGAGTTAATTGGTGCAGCTATAGGCACAGTAGGCGCAACATTGGGCGGTATTGGCGTACCAATTTACGCGCTTATTGATGGCATTGCTTCAAGCATTGGGTTTATTGTTAAAGGTTATCAAGAGCTTTACAATGTTTACGCGCGATTTAATGAAAAAGAACCATTAAAACTAATTGAACCGCCAAACGGGGCATTGGTTGAGGGTTATATTAAAGTATTGCAGGACGTAGCAGGTACAGGCCGTGAATTATTTGCTAGAGGTACAGAAAACTTTTTAGACGGTATCACAGGAAAAGCAGGAGAGAAGATTAAGGCAGAAATGGAGGCGGCTGCTTTAGTAATGGGTGGTGCATCGACAGAAACAGAAACATCGCCAACAAGCGGCAAAAGTGCAGGCGATGAAGAGGCCAAAAAGAAAGCCGAAGAACTACGCAAAGCAGCGCAAGAGTATTTAAAATCGTTAGCTGAGTCAAACATGACTGAGCTGCAGCTTAACGAGCAAAAATACAATGACACAATAAAACAGTTAGACGATTATTTAAAACAAGGCTCGGTAAGTTACGACCAATATTTCGGCGGCATTTTAGATGCTACATCAGTTTTTCACAGCAAGAAAAATGAGCTAGAAAAAGCACAAGCAGACGCAGAACTTAAAGCGATTTTAGACCAACAAGCGCGTGAAGATGAGGCCTACAGTAAACGGATTGAGCAACAACAAGCGATTATTCAAGAAGCGATTAACGGTGGATTGACCGAGCTTGAGCTGATGGATAAACAACACGCTAAGAAGATGGCAAAAATACAAAAGTTGACAGAGGGTGAGTTTATCAATAAGCAAGCCTTACTCGATGCTGGGTTTGCACTTGAGCAACAACATCAGGCTAGACGCTTAGATTTAGTTTTAGGCACTGGCACAAAAATACAAGATATGCAAAAAGCATTTAATAAAAGCGCGTTAGATGGTGCATTGTCGTTTTTTGCCGCTGATTTTGGCGGATTTAGTCAACATTCGCGTAAGATGTTTGAATTAACGAAAGCCGCTAAAACTGCAAAGATATTATTGAATATCCCCGAATCGGTATCCCTTGCTTACAACTCAGGCTTAATGGCAGGTGGGCCATTTGGCCCCGCATTAGGCGCGGCATATGCAGCCGCAGCACTAGCAACTCAGCTTGGCCAATTACGCGCCATTCAATCTGCAACATTTGGCGGTGGTTCAAGCGGTGGCGGTGCTGTTGTGGGCGGTGGTGTATCAACATCGACAGGCGCAGCGGAACAACAACAGCCTTTGACGCAAAGATTTGTTAATATAAATCTATCAGGTGGCAGCGATTCAATGTATAGTAAAGGTGCGGTAAGAGATTTAATTACGCGCATCAATGAAGAAGTAAAAGACGGTGCTGTTTTGAGGGTGCTATAACATGAATAATCAAGATGCTGAAATATTAGTAACGATTATGCAGTATAGTATTCAGATATTAGTGTTGTATTGGTTTACTTATAAAATCATTAGCATTTGTAAAGGTGCTGATTCGTTTGTTAAGTGGCTTAAAAAATGAGTTTTGACTTAGCGTTTATCGGTTATAAAAACTACTTTACAGCGACTACTAGCATCTTGGCAGCTAGTGGCGTGAGTAGTGGTTATTCTGTTGTCTCGCTGAAAAACTGGCAGGCATGGGATAATGTTCAATTCGATGCAGGTTCAAACAGTATTACGATTGACTGTGGGTCAGCCGTTGCGATTAATTACTTTGCTATTGCAGCCCATGAATTATTTACATCAAACACGGATAACATTGTTTTAAAAGCAAGTAGCGTTTCTAATTTTGCAACAAGCGTAACACTTGCGACAATTAATAATGTGAGTAGTGGCGTTTACGATGGCAGTTATAAATATAACACTAATACAGCAATACCAAGCCAAGCCGTAGATGATGACTATGTGACCGCTTTTAAACTTGACCAAGTAACGTATCGTTATTACCGTTTAGAATTTGCCAACGCTAGCGCGATTAAAATAGGTATTTTAGCTATTGGCTTACGCACCGAATTTGAGCTTGGTTTTTATCGTGATATACAGCCTCCGCATTTAAATGAAGATGTTGTTGTAACAAACAACAAAAGCGAATCAGGCGTTTTTTTGGGGCGGTCATTAGTCCGTACAGGTATTGCACCAAACACAATCGCGGTAAATAATGTGAGCCATGACTGGATATATAATACATGGCTACCGTTTAAAAAATCAGCAGAATTAAATCCGTTTATATATTCGTTTGGTAATACTCCACTTTTTAATAATCAGTTGTGTTATCAAACTAAATTTAATCAAACCAAGTTACAAGACAGAATCGGCAATGGACATGGTTCAGTTGGTGTGACATTCGAGGGGGTAATCAAATGACAGCATATTTAGACAGCAATGATAAATTGGTAACAGTTAGCTCTAGCAATCC